CCCACCCCCAACAGGAGGGATTAACCCCAAGTGCCCAACCCGACAAGCGCCGACCTGAACTACAACCAGGTCCTCACCGATTTCTCCATCGCCTACGTCCAGGACGACTCCGCCTTCGTGGCGGGCCAGGTCTTCCCGGTCGTGCCGACCGAGCACCAGAGCGGGTCGTACAAGAAGTACCTCCGCGGCGACTGGTTCCGCGACGAAGCCGAGGAGCGGTCGCCTGGCACCGAGTCCACGGGCCAGGGCTGGGCCCTCGACGCGGACGGAACCTTCTTCAACCGGGTCTACGCCAACCACGTCGACATCGACGACCAGACCCGGGCCAACTACCGCGAGCCGATCGACGCGGACCGCGAGGGGACGAACCTGGTCAGCCAGCGCCTCCTCCTCAAGCGGGAGATCAAGTGGGCCGCGACCTACTTCAAGGCCGGGATCTGGACCACGGACCACACCGGCGTTGCCGGTGCCCCCGCGGCCAACCAGGTCAAGCAGTGGGACCAGGCCGGGTCGACGCCCATCGAGGACGTCGCCAAGCTCGTCCTGAGCGTCGAGACGCTCACCGGGAAGGTCATCAACACGATGGTCATCCACCCCGCCGTCTTCAACGCGCTGAAGAACCACGCCGAGATCCTGGACAGGATCAAGTACACGCAGCGGGGCATCGTCACGCTCGAGCTGCTGGCTTCCCTGTTCGAGCTCGACAAGGTCCTCATCGCTCGGGGCATCGTCAACTCGTCCAAGAAGGGCGTCGCCGACGCGATGGGCTTCGTCTTCAGCAAGGGAGCGTTCCTCTGCTACGCCGAGCCGTCCCCCGGCATCATGAAGGCGTCGGCCGGGTACATCTTCGCCTGGACCGGCTACGCGGGCGCTGAGGCTTACGCCCCCGCGATCAGCAACTTCAGGATGCAGCACCTCAAGTCCGACCGCGTCGAGGGGGAGATGGCTTTCGACCCCGAGCTCGTGGCCGCCGACCTGGGCGTGTTCATCGCCACCGTCGTCGCCTAGCCCTAACAGCTAGGACCCACCCGACCTCAAGGGGGGAGTTCCGGTAAACCCCGGGCTCCCCCCGTCTTTTTCGCTAGGAGGAGAACACCGTGCCATACACCTACATCGCCCGGCGTCGCCTGCTCGTAGGCGACACCCGGGAGCCCGGCGAGCTGGTCCCCGAGGCCGCCGCTTGGCCGAACCTGCGCAACTACCTCGAGATCGGCTGGGTGGAGAAGATCGCCCTCGACGACCCCGAGGCCATCGCCGCCTCAACCACCTTGGCCACCGCGCCAGCCAGCTCGTCCGCGAAGGAGCCGACCAAGGGGCAGCTCGCAGCCGCTCGGATGCGGGCAGCGAAGGCAGCCAAGCAGGCCCAGACGGCGGCGGCATAGGCGTGCTCTCCAAGCCCTCCCTCCCCAAGCAGGCGCTTCTGGGCGTGATCGACGACGAGCCCGAACTCGTCCAGATCACAGCCAAGCTCAGCGTCCCCGCGGCCTGGGCGATTGAGCGGCGCATCGCCTTCCTGTATGCCCGGGTGGCGAAGTGACCTGGAGCGCAACTGAATTGGCATATGCCGCGGGTCTAATCGACGGTGAGGGGACCATTACGATCCGCCCTCGCAAGAACCCTCTCGGGACCACGTACCACTACATCGGGATCAGCCTGTCCAACACCGAGCCCGCGATGGTCGAATGGCTCTGCTGCTTCGGCGGTTCAGTCGGCTTGCAGCGCCCCGAGAAAGCGAATCACAAGGCCCTGTATCGGTGGACCATCGACGGCCTCGCGGGTGAGGGCTTTCTTCGAGCGGTCGAGCCCTACCTGGTCACGAAGCGGGCGCAGGCTCGGCTTGCCTTGGCGGGAAGAGCCACCATCCGACCACGCGGCAGTCGGTTGACTCCAGAGCTCCGCGCTGAGCGCCTGGCGCTACTCGGTCAGATGAGGGTTTTGAACCAGCGTGGATTGGAGTTCGTAGCTTGACTTGGAGTTACACCGGCGATCCGAACGGGTCCGAGCTGGATCAGGTCCGCTTCGAGATCGGCGACACCGACAGCACCGATCAGCTCCTCCAGGACGAGGAGATCGGCTTCGTCGTCCTCCAGGAGTCGAACCTCAAGTACTCGGCCGCCGAATGCTGCGTCCGCATCGCGGCCAAGTTTGCCCGGCAGGCCCAGAAGTCGGTCGGCCCGCTCTCGATCTCGGCGAACCAGAAGTACGACCAGTACATCCGGCTCGGCGCGGTCCTACGAGCCCAGGGCGGAACCCCGCCCATACCCTTTGCCGGCGGCATCTCGGTCGCCGACATCAACACCCGCCGCGACGACCCCGATGCCAACCTGGGCAGCTTCCGCACCGACCTCCAAGAGCCCGTCCAGGGCGCCGACCACCTGACCAGCGAAGGCCCGGTCCTGCCGCCCTTCCCGAACTGATGGATGCCGACTTCCTCAAGATGATGGCCGACCAGGTGACGGTCGAGCCCTGGCTGGGCAACCCCGTCAACGGCTTCCCCGGCGCCGAGTTCGGTGCGGCTCGCCTCTACCCCGGCTACGTCCAGTGGACGCCCAAGATGGTCCGCGATTCGAGCGGCCAGACGGTGGTCAGCTCGGCCACCTCGATCCTCGATACCGGCCGCCGGATCATCGGCGGCGTGGCAGTGGTCCAGTCGCCAGCCGACGTCATCGGCCCCAAGGACAAGATCACCCTGCCCGACGGCTCCACCCCCACGATCCTCTCGGTCAACCGGCTCAGCGACGAGCGCGGGCCCTACGCAACGGTGGTCATCACATGAGCGGCGCAGTCTCCGTCGACCTCAAGGGGCTGCGCGAGCTTGTCGGCAACTCCAAGGTGCTCGAGAAGCTCGTCATGACCGAGGTAGCCGCCGGTGTCTACGTCGAATGCGAGGACGTGATGGGCCACTCCAAGGATGAGTTCTGCCCGGTCGACGTCGGCGCCCTGAAGTCCACCGGCCATGTCGATCCGCCCGTCATCGAGGGCTCGATCGTGACCGTGGACATGGGCTACGGCGGCCCCTCCGGGGTCATGACCAAGGACGGCAAGGACTACGTCGGCTACGCGCTCTACGTCCACGAGGGCACCCAGAGCATGGACGGCAGCAAGTACCTCGAGAAGCCGACCTACCAGGCCGCGCCCCACATGGGCCCCCACATCCTGGCCAAGGTCGAAGCCGCGATCGAGAAGCGGTTCTGATGGTCCTCGTGGAAGTCGGCGCCTACCTTCAGGCCCAGGGCTTCGGCACGGTCGGCCAGACGATCTTCCTCGGCGCCCGCCCGGCCACCCCCGACACCTGCGTCACCGTCCAGCTCAGCCCGCCGCTGCCCAACCTGGGCATCCAAGAGGACTCGCTCGGCATCGAACAGCCGCGGCTCCAGGTCGTCTGCCGAGGCGTCAAGGACGACTACCTCGGGCCCTACACCCAGGCCAACCTGATCTACAAGAGCCTCCAGGCGGTCATCAACCAGAACCTTTCCGGCATCCACTACCTGCACATCGACGCAGGCCCGCCCTTCGAGATCGGCAGCGACCCGGATGGGCGCTGGCTGCTCTCGGTCAACTGCGAGGTAATGAAAGTCCCCTCATGACGACCGCCACCTACATCACCGGCGAATGGCACGGGCTGCCCAACTACGAGTGCTCCGACTGCCCCTTCTCCTCGCTCGAGGAGGGCACCGTGCTCGCCCACATGGCCCAGCGCCATCCCATCGAGCCCGTCTTCGAGCCCGACGCCCCTGAGCCGGTCACCACGGTCGCGCCAGTGGCTTCCAAGCCCACACCGCCTCCGACCCCCGTCGAGGCCCCCCAGCCCCTGCCGCAGCCCGACGCCGAGGCCCCCCAGCTCCCGGCGGACACCACCAAGTCCAAGGAGTAGTCGATGCCCCGCACCGTCACCGCCAAGACCCTTCTGCCCACGGCCTATGCGGTGGCCGGCGTGACGCCCGCCCAGACCGCGGCGGACACGGTCAACAACAACTCGATCGTGCTGACCGGGAACGAGATCGTCCTGGCGGTCAACACGGACACCGCCGCCACCCACACCGTCACCATCACCTCAGCCCCTGATGCTGAGGGCCGCACCGGCGACATCACCGCCGACGTCGTCCCGGTCGCAGTCGCCGGCCTGAGCGGGTTCCGGGTCTACCAGCGGTTCCCCCTCACGGGCTACCTACAGACGGACGGCAACCTCTACCTGACCGCGAACAGCGCCCTCATCAAGTTCATCGTCATCCAGCTCTCGTAGCTGGTACGCCAAACCCATTAACACAATAGGAAGGAGATCGCCTTGCCCTCTGCCGCAGTCGTCGGAACCGGAACATTCATCAAGATCGGCAACGGCCTCAACGGGGCGTCCGTCTCTTGGACGACCATCGCCGAGGTCAAGGACATCGACGGGCCCGCTCTGGCCCGCACGATCATCGACGCGACCTCCCACGACTCGGCCGGGTGGAAGGAGAAGAAGCCCGGTGTCAAGGACGCGGGGAGCGTCTCGTTCGAGATGAACTTCCTGCCCCAGAACGCCACCCAGAGCTTCACCTCGGGCCTGCTGTTCGACTTCAAGAACGACAGCCTGCGCGACTTCCAGCTCATCTTCAACGACCCCGCCACGACGATCTTCCAGTTCGTCGGGATCGTCAAGGACTTCGCCCCCAAGGCGCCGGTCGACGGCGTCCTCACCGCGAAGATCACCCTCGAGCTGACCGGAACGCCGATCTTCCACTAGACCGACCAGACTCGTCGCCCTCGAATTGGCCCCGTTCCGTTAGCGCGGCGCGGGGCCTTTTCGTCACTTCAGCCACAGGAGGAAACCCGTGCCACTTCTCAGCCGATCCGACATTCTCGCCGCCGCCGACCTCAAGTTCGAGGACGTCGATGTCCCCGAGTGGGGCGGAACCGTCCGCATCCGCGAGCTCACCGGCACCCAGCGCGACCAGATCGAGGCCGCCATGGTCACCGTCAAGATGGAGCCCGACGACAAGGGCAAGTCCAAGCCCACGCCGGAGTTCGACAAGTCGGCGATGGAGACGTTCCGCGCCCGCATAGCCTCCTACTCGATCGTCGACGAGGAGAACAAGCGCGTCTTCACCGATGCCGACATCTTCGCCCTCGGGGAGAAGGGTTCGGCCGCCCTCCAGCGCGTCT